TGGCCCACAGGCCACCCTGCCCTTGCCCCCTGCCCACCCCCCCTGCCCCCTGGGGCAATGAGCTTCGTAAGAAGCGAAGTGTTGTTAGAGTGGCTCTGTGTGGCTGTGGGTTATAAAGGAGCGAGAGTTATTGGGTATACTAACGAGGAGTTGCGTAAGCAACCGCCACACTACAATCCTTTCAAAAATATTATAAACTTTCGTTATTTACATAACTCATGACACCCATAACCACGCTAGTGTTGGACGACTGGCAGAAGAAGTTTATAGAGACCAAGGGGGATAAAATCTTATGCTGTGGCCGTCAAGTGGGTAAAACTGAGATATGTGCCTATGACTGCGGCGAGTACGTCCAGAATCCCGATAACCCTTACCCCGTGCTAATGACAGCACCGACGGAGAGACAAGCATTTAATCTTTTTGACAAAACACTAGCATATTTATTGAATAATTATCCAAAGTCGGTTTATATTACTGGATTGAAAAGGCCCACGAAATCTAAAATACAACTCAAGAATGGAATGGTAATTTATTGTTTGCCTACCGGACAGAGTGGGTTGGGAATTAGGGGGCTAACTATTGGGAGAAGCTACGAAGATGAGAACTCTCGGGTCTCTGAGGAGATAGAATCGGCAATTGCCCCCATGCTTTTAACCACTGGCGGGGCGAGAATCAAGCTTTCCACGCCTTTCGGGGCACAAGGGGAGTTTTGGAGAACATGGATTGATAAGGATGGTAATTATGATTCATTTACTCGATTTAGTGTGAATAGTGAGGAAGTTATGAGAAATAGGCCAATAACTGACTTTTGGACGGAGAAGATCAGAGAACGGGCCTTAGTTAAGATAGAACAGGCTAAAAGTCGAATGAGTGCTAAAGAATTTGGACAAGAGTATATGGGTGAGTTCATAGAAGATCTATTCCGATTTTTTAATGATGAAGTAATAAGAAAATGTTGTATCTTAAAGAAACCAGATAATTTAAATCCCCGTAAAACATACTTTTTAGGATGTGATATAGCCAGAATGGGAGAAGACGAGGGGACTTATGAAGTAATTTCCACAAGCGAAGCAGGGGAGTTAATGCACGTAGAGAATCAGATAACTAGCAAACAGCTAACCACTGCAACCCACGATAAGATTATTGCAATGGATGAGCGTTACAATTTCAAGAAAATAGGCATAGACGCAGGTTCAGGCTCACTTGGAGTGGGGATATTGGACTGGTTGCTTAGAAGTGTCGTGAAAAGGAAGGTTGTAGCGATTAACAACCTTCACCGAGACCTTGACAGCAGAGGAGAGCGTAAAACAACTCTTTTGAAAGAGGATATGTACCAAAACCTCCTGGCCCTTATGCAAAGGGGGGTTATTCGGTTACTTCGAGATTCAAGCGTATTAGAGAGCCTTAAGTCTATTCAATATGAGTATGTGATGAAACAAGGGCAACCAACTAAGATAAGAATCTTTGGAACTTATTCTCACGTAGTTGAGGGACTGGTTCGTGCTGTATGGTTGGCAAATCAGAAACATATAAATACTACTTTACATTGGATTTAACATGGTAATCGAAACACTTATAAGTAAAATGTTAGAAACTAAGGATAAATATCCGGCATTATCTAATACAGAAATCTTAAGATTATATAATATTGAAAGCATGAATAATTTAACGTTGCAAGTTCGGAGGCTTGCTAACAAAGACTAATGGCAGACACTGGGATATTTTGCACAACTGCGGAAGTTCAAAGGAAAGCTGGGGCTAATGCTTCAGCTACGGCGAACGTAGAGGCATACATCAATGACTTTGTAACTCAAGCCGAGAGCCTAATAAATGCAGATGTCACTTACAATTTTACAGATGGTTATACGGCTTTAGATGTAGATGTTAAAGGATTATTGAAGGCTGCCGCAAGTTCTAAGGCTGCAATGATGGTTATTAACTTTGATTTAGACGCTTTGGGACGTTCAACCTCTACGCTTATGCTTAATGTTTTAAAAGATGAGTATGATTTGGCGTTAAGGATTTTAAAAGACAAAAGAAAACAGGGGTTTGTTTTAAATGAGTGATATTAAACAAACATTCTCTACGCCCCCGCCTAGTGCGTTTGCTTCTTACAATTATACCGATATTGCAGAGGGTACGGGAGTAAGCATATTTTACGGAATAATTGGACCAGGAATAACAGATTTTAACTTGATTAGCAATTTAGACGATGGGAGTGCAAGTAATAGGACTTATAGCGGAGCGGCTTCTCCTGGAACAACTTACACAATGGCCACAATTTCCTCTTTTAACCAACCTAAAACAATTAAAGGGAATGCGAGTATAATATGTAATTCAAATTGGGATACAGGGAGCGGAGGCTCAACTATCTTTAAATTGTATAAAGTAGATGGAGTAACTGCGGCAGAAACATTGGTAGGTACTTTAGATACAATTTCAAATTCAGCTAGTGGAGCCGTTCAAAGGTATACTTTTGGAACAACAACAGAAACCCACTTTAAAAGAGGGGACTCTCTGAGATTAAAAATAACAGTCATAGTAGGGGGGTCAGTTTGGAGGATATCTGCCTCAACTACAAACCCATTTAAACTTTACATTCCATTTAAATTAACGGACTTATAAAATGAACACAGACATAACCCAAACAACACAGGCAGACATAAACAACTCTAGGGACGACTTTAGTGTAGACCCTAAAAGCACTGATGGAGTGTGGGGAGACAAAGAAACTATCCAGATGTTCGACTCCTTTACTAAGTGGTATGGCTATTATAGTTCTATTCCTGAATTAAAGAAAGCTATCCAAGTTTACGCTACATGGGTTCTTGGTCAAGGTTATGAAACTGACGATAGAACTAAAATACGTTTGGAGGGAATCACTGGGTCCGGAGAAGACAGCTTCACAGCTATTCTTTGGAACATGCTAGTAATGAAGAAAGTTAATGGAGACTCCTTTGCTGAAATAATACGAAATAATAAAGGAACACTAATTAATTTAAAGCCTTTAGACCCCGCACGTATAAAAGTTTATTTTAGAAAGAATGGAACTATTAAGAAATATTCTTATTTAACCGGGAAGAAAGAAATGGACTTCTTACCCTCTGAAATATTCCACCTAGTTAATGATAGGGTAGCAGACAACACGCACGGGGATAGTGTTGTAGAGTCTATCCAATGGTTAATAGACGCAAGACAGGAAGCTATGAGGGACTGGCGGAGAATCTCCCACCGTTCAACCGTACGTATATTATATGTGGAAGAGGACAATCCAAATAGACTGGCAAATTTAAAGACCGATTATAAAGAAGCTATAAATAATGGAAACTTATTAATTCTACCAGTTAAGGCAGGGGACGCTTCCTTTGCAGACTTACAACTTCCACCTATTGCTCAATTTTTAGAGTGGATTCGATACACTGAGAACGCATTCTATAAAGCAGTAGGTACGCCAAAGACTCTAGCGGGAGACGCTGACGGAATACCCGAGAGCGGGGGGAAGATGGTTGTCTTAACTCACGAGCCCACGTATGTTCGAGAGGTCAAAGACCTCGAGAATGATCTCTGGAACCAGCTAGCAATAAAAGTAGAATTCAACAGACAAGCTTCTTTACAGGACAACGTCCAAGAACAAGAGGGCAAGAGTAATAATCAAACACAAGCTACACAACCGGGGGACACTAAAATATGAAAGAAGAACTGAATTTCTGTTTAAAGGTCTTACGTAATGGTTTGGTCTTAACTGGGATGTATTTTGTAAGTGTGTGGGCCACTGTCCCCATGAATTGGATGATGTTCAAACCCCTTCTTATATTCCTTCTAACTTATATCACGGGAGAACTGGCAGTTAGATATAATCTTAAACCCAATTTCCCTAATAATAAAAAAGGAGCGAAGACTTTAATATTTTAAAATGGCCGTAGTATCTAAAAAAATAACCGACCCGAGGAAGAAGAAACCCAAAAGAAAAGTAGGAACTCCCACAGTTTACAGAGAAGGGGCAAATAAGACTGGAGAATTGAAGGCGGTTAAGTTTGCAGATGGGAGAGTTTTTGCCGGGTTAAGTCAGAATAAGTTGGCAAGTTTGGCAGAGGCAGGGGCTCCAAGACCAACACCGGTAGGTTATGTGGAATCAAGCGATTTAAGAAAACCAGAAAAAGATAAGGCTGAAGAGAAAAAACAAGCTGTTTCTGATTTATTAAACCAACAGGTTACAACTACTGAGCCAACAGTTGCTGAGCCGGGGGTTCCTGAAGAACAAACATGGGTACCCACAGGGGCAGATAGAACAACACTACGAAAGATATCCGACGCATTAGGTTTAGGAGATAGTGCAAGAGACCCATTTACCGGAGAAGATCGGGGATTTCAATCTTTGGACCCAGTGGGGGTTGGACTTCCTGGAGCCGGAGCAGTTGCAGGAGCTTCAAGACTTCTAAAAGTAGGTAAGACTGAGGTAGCAGTGTCTAAGGTGGCCGAATCTTCTAAGCTAGTTAAGGCAGGGATATTTTCTAAGATGGGAGCTTTCATAAAAGCAAATCCTATTCTATCCACAGGAGTTGGGATAACTTTAGGGGCAATAGGGCCTCAGAAATGGCTTGGCAGAGCCTCCGCAAGAGCTTCTAGTATTGAGTCGGCAGTGGGTAAGAGAGGAGAATATATTGCTAAAGGTATAGAAATGGCTAGAAATGGATATCCTCCTGAGTTAGTAATGCAGAACTATTTAACATTAGGTTTAGAATTAGACACAGCAGAACAAACTTTAAAACAACTTTCTTCAAGTAATCCTGATTTATTATTAAATCCTGAAAAGATGGATTCTGCATTTGCAGAACTGATCAAGATTAAACAAGAACTGGAATCCGCTAAACTCCAATTATTAGTTCTTGCAGCTAATCCTCAAGCAGATAATGTTGAAAACCTAGCCCTTATTCTTGAAGAGTTAGAAAAAGAATAGAAAGATATATATAATCTTGGAAACAAGATAATTTATGACCGAGGAAAAACAACCCGAACTTGAGAAAAGCTTATATGAGAAAACTTTAGATAGCGTTTCACAACTGAAGGAACAAAATGACAGGATGGAAGCGCTTATTTCTAAACAGGAAACTATGAGAGCAGAGGACTTGCTAGGCGGAAGAACCAGTGGTAACGTACCTGCCCCAGTGGTAGACCCAGAAGATGAGAAGAAGGCAGCAGCTAAAGAGTTCTTTAAAGGTACACAGTTAGAACGGGCTATTGACCAATTATGAAAAGGGAAGAATGGGAAGAAGGACTTACCCGTCTTCAGGCGATTCTTAAAGACGCTAAAGACACACAAATTAAATCTTTAAATGATATCGAAGAACTAGAATTTACTATCTCTAGTTATGAAAAACACATTAGTTCTATTTAGTTATTCGGTATACCGATTAACCCATAAGTATATAAAGAATAGAGTTTGATTATTTCTATGGCAAACGAAGCAATCTGTATTGAGACACCCACTAAGTTCGCAAGATACACAGTGGCAGACGGTACAGGAATCGCAATTGGAACTATTCTCGCATTAACAGACCCAAACACAGCCGTAGCACATTCAGCAGACGCAGAAGAATTCGCAGGGATTGCTTGGGAAGAAAAAACAGCTTCTGACGGAATTGTAGAAATTACAGCAGCTATTGATGGGATTTGGGATATTAAAGACGGCGGGGGAACTTGTTCTGTTGGAGATGTTTTATGTTTAGACAATACACCTAATACTTTTAGACCCTCAATTGCAGGGGATTTATTGACAGGAACTACTTTTGGTAAAGCTTTGGAAGCTGCGGGAGCTAGTGAAGTTATTAGAGTAAGAGTTGGGAGTATTATCTAATGGCAGATAACGAACGAGAAGCTGACTTAAGAAAGGAATTTATAGATACAGCAGTTAAAGCAGTAGTTAAGATTGAAGAGAAATGGAAATCACTTTGTGCAGTAGACACATCAAGTGCATGGACAGAATCATATTTTAGAGAAACAAACGACGACTCAACTGACGGCGGAACTGGCTCTCCAATTAAAGGAGTTCCACAATATGCTCCATTTCCATTCTTTGATGTTTCAGAAACTAAGGTTTCAAGCATTATTCAAAAGTATGCAGGGGAGAGCATTATTTCTTTAGAGGCTCAACAAAATGCAACTGTTCCAATGTTACAAAGAAAGATTTACAGGCTTGGGAGAAAGATTGTTTACCAAGTAGATTCCGCTATCGAAGCAATTGTTAATACTGACAGAGGGAACACAGTGGCAATCGCAGCAGGTAATGAATGGGACTCAGCAACAAGTGCTAACAGAGACCCCATTAAAGATATCTTGGATTGTATTCAAACATTAAGAGAAGATGGTATTAACGCATTAAGTGGCAATGGATACTTAGTGGTTAATGGAACTGATTACACAAACTTAATTTCAAATTCTAAAGTATTAACCCACCCAACTTATGAAAGTGGCGTAATGCAAAACGGACAAGTAGGAAAGATATTGGGCTTAACTATTGTGGTCTCAGAAGTAACAACTGGTGACTCTGCCTATGTTCTAGTGGCTAGACAAGGGATGGTTTGGAAACAAGCTGAAGGAATGACAGTGGTTACAATTGTAGATCAAGGGAAATCAACAACTATCCGAGCATGGGAACGGGGAGTTTTCCAACTACAAGCACCTAACGAAGTTTGTGAACTCACAAACACGAGGAAGTAATTATGACAGCTGAAGGTAGATTGGCTAGGGGAAAGTTAAATTATTCTAAAAACATATTCTTGGATAATTCTGAAACAATTGATTATATCAAATCATTGAAACCAGTTATTAAAAAGCCTGTCTTAAAGGAGAAGAAGAAATGAGTGGAGAGATTTTAACACCTAAGTTCTTAGTGATTCCAAAGTACTCTACAACTGAAAGAGATTTACTTGTAGCCGAAGAAGGAACAATAATTTACAATATTACTACAAACACTTTAAATGTCTGTGATGTCGAAAGGACAGCAGGGGCAACTAGTTGGGGGGTAGTAACCTTAACTTAAAATGGCAGCTGGAGACGTAACTTGTGAGATTATTGACTTACCCTTAAACGAGGGAGATA